GTAGGCTCATTTTTGCCTCATTTAAACGGGTTGATTGATAGTATCATGTTGAGTACTTTTGGACAACTACACTTTGATCTTCAAAACATTGGCGGCAGTGGTGTCGTAGTAGATGTCACCTGCGCGAAGATTGGCAAGATCTGCTTGGGTTGGCAGGCTAACTTGGGTTGCGCCGGGAGTTGTTAAGTCAGGTTGGGCGCAGGTTAATGCAGTTACCACCGAGGTAGTCCCAACGCCTTGAGAAGAAAACACAGCGGGAGAGGCGTTGTCTAGTTGATTAAAGTACAAGCGCAACACGTTGATAAGCTGCTCCATGTACTGCCGGTCATACTCGTTGGGTGCGGCTGGTAAGCGCGGTTGGGTTGCGGTTTTTAATCCCATGCTTATCTCCTACCGTCAGGACGAATATCTATGCGGGGTACGCCCAACTGCCACTGGACACCAATCTCATCTGAGCTTACCTTGAACGCCATTTGACGACCACGAATCCTGACATACACCTGCTGGGTAAACTGCTGTATTTCATAGGTTCTTTGGTTCTGGTAGTTCTGCGCACTGACAACATCTGGGTTGTTTGAGTCACCATATGGCGCACCGGGGTTGGCGCGGGGGAGTACCGTGAACATGGCAGTCGGCGCATTTACATCCGACCCATCAAAGCTTAAGTCAGGAATCAAGCGCCACACAAAACCAAAGTTGTGCCCGTCTCCAATGTCAAAGTCAGATGAGGTCACCTGCGCCACAATAGGGTTTGCTGGATTGACTGTGCCGTCGTCTACCCCATTTTCATGGTACACAAGCAGTGTGTTTGTACTGCCGCCAGCCACACCGTAGGTTGTCGCCATCGGGTATTCACGTAATGCGCTGTCCAGCCATGCGGTGCGCCCTTGAAATGCCGTGCCGGTGTAGTTAACCCAGTCGCCGTAGTACCAAACATCATCCAAATGGTTATAAATAACATAGCGGTCAATTACGTCAGAGTCGGCAGAGCAATACTGCCACCACACTTCGTTATAACCCTCGTTGGTTCCCGCCATAAACTGAAAAGATTGGGTTAAGTTTATGTCGTTGTAGACATACTGGCGCAAAGTACATGGCAGCGTTTGAACGCGACCAGAGTACATGTAGAACTTGTCCGTACCCATCCAATACGAGATGTTGTTAGCGGTTGCTATTGCATTTGGCCCAGCAATGGATATGTTGTTACCCAGAATTTGGAAGCTCCAGACATAGGGTGGGCCAAGGTACTGCATAGAGTAAATGGCAGAATCCGTCAATACTAAAATCTCTTGACGGGTCTGTACGGCTGTAGTAATTTGCGAGCCATCACTTAAACGGAAGCTACCTGCTTGGTTTGTAATAGCTGGAAGCCATGTGGCAAAACTTTCTTGGTCAGACCAGCGGATAAGCAATGGGTCTTGAATCACACTGCTGTAGTCATTAACGCCAAACGCAAGGACAAACCTTGAAGCATCTGACACCATTACAAAGTTGGCAACCGTTGGACATGAGGAATCTGTAGTTATAGTTCCTGATTTTGTAACGATTGACGCGCTAGGGCCAAGAAGCTGCGCACGATTAAAAGTATTAGCCGACGCAGAGTTTGCCCAGTAATACAACGCACCGCCACGAACGTTAAAAATCAAGTCCTCGCCAAAGGATGACTGACTCCATAATCGAAGCTGTGTACCTAACCCCGCCGCTGCCGCTGCGCCCCAACCAGTAAATGTGGTGGACTGAACAACTGCTGCGTTGTCAGCATGGGCGGCGGCTGCGCCTGAGCCTGTACCGCTGACTCCGCGAGTACACCCTGTAAATGTTGTTCCTGTTGTACCTGTATATGTAATTGTTTCTTGGTCAATCAAAAGCGTACCAGTTGGTGTAGAAAAATTGCTTGTACTATCCACCGTGATTGTGGTAACGGAATTATTTATAGCCCCATTAAGTTGGTTTGTTGCCGTACCCACAACAACGCCCCCCCAAGTACCAGCGCCCCAACCTAAGTTTTGGGTAAAAACAGCATTACCTGTTGTAATTTGATACGCGCCAACAACCGAGTTTCCACCATCACCCGAGTCACCTGCTGCTGCTGCGACTGAGGATGTAATGGTGTATGTATTACTTGATAGATAGGAAATCTGAAACTCAGCGTTAAGTATGGTGGCTGTGATGTTGCCACCCAAAGAAACTGCGCCGCTGTAAGTTACAAAGTCGCCAGTTTGCGCGCCATGACCTGCGTCAGTGACAGTAATTGTTGTTGACCCAGTTGAGGCAACAAATTTCACATCCCCTGCTGAAGTGGTGGTGCGCAAGGGGGTAACGTCGTAATAAAAGCCACTTGCGCCGTTCTGAATATAGTATTTGAGGTTTGTGCCAAGGGCCAACAAGTTGTAGCCCGTTAAATTAAGCCAGTTCCATAACGCCCGACAAACACCCCAAAGCGTACCTGTTGTTGGTTTTAGTGTTGATAAGTTTGTACCTGTGTCGGCTGTCCAGCCACCAACTTTCTCAGGCATACCTGAGCGAAACCGAATCTTGTTGGATGCGTAATACCCGCCCTCATTGGCGTAAGAAGTGCTTTCTCTGTTTACACCGGGGCGAAGTTGGAGTTTTTGTAAGGGCATCGTTAACCTACGTTGCGCTCAAAATGAGGGCAATCAACAAGGGACTTAAAGTTACCGCCCCAACGGTTCTTTGGATGCAAGGTCTCCCAATACGCACCCAAAGGCGCGAGAATTGCTTTGTCCCAAATGATTTTCCCATCCTTGAAAAAATTCAAGTCTATGGCGCATCGCTTTAGATGGATGGAATTCATTGTCTTGGAACGCCCCGTCTTGAAATAAATGGCTTGCTGTTCGGGCGTACGGGCAAGTTCCCCGCCGGTCACCACGAATCCTTGGTCTGTAGCGTACTGGATTAGCTTACACATGTCCAGCAAAAATGCGGCTTGTTCAGTATTGAGGCTCATTTTTCTTCCTCATCTTTTTCACCGTGAGACAGTTTCACGCCAGCCAGTAAGCCAATAAAACCACCAACAATGGTTTGAAACGCTGGTGATATGAGTTTAAAGATTTCAGCGTTGTCAACAATCGGGTCGAACAAACCAGCCATCAGCACGGCTACCATGCCAATAATGACAACGCATAGAGTAAAGCTGACCATCAAGGTCACAAAAAAGGTTAGCTTGGCTTTCATTTTCTGCCTTTCATTTCGGCTAGTTTTTCAATGGTTCTGCCGCCAAAGTAAGCGCCCATTATCAGCATACCCCACTGACCAAGCAACTGGACGTAGGACTCATTGGCGTTCAGTCCGTAGGCTGACATCATGGCAAATAAGAAGTAACCAAAGAAAATGGCAATCAAGCTCATGGGGCGGATGTTCTTGGACAACCAAGAATCGCTGTTCATATCCGACTTCCAACGGTCTGTGACGTTGTTGTCCTCGTTCTTGGCGGCATCCGCAAACATTTGCAATTCAGCCAACTCCATCTTAGCCTTTTCAATACCCAGTTCAAGCAGGCGCTCTTCGTGTTCGTACTGAAGCTGGCGCAGGTTGCTTACATCTTCTGTGGTTGGATTGTCAGGAATCTTTACACCGAGGGTTTTCTCAACCACTTCCTTGCCCTTGGCTTGGATAGCAGAAGACAGTAACCCCAAGCCGTTTTCGGCTAGGCTACCGAGGAGGGACGCTACTATTGGAATCATCTCGTTTTTCCTTTTCAACTTGTCTACGCACTTTTTCCATCTTTTCAATCTGCGCTTGAGCTTCCTTTTTGGTTTGCAGCACATCCATGTACAGCATTCCAATCAGCGGCAGCAACAATACTACAAGAACACAAGCAGCAATCCACCCCACAACTATTTCCCAATCCTGTGCAAGAGGCCGAGGAGCAACCACATATATAGGAGGAATAGGATAGTCGCCAGCAGATACGCCTGCCTTTCCTTTAGAAGCCTTTCTTCCTCCTTGCGTTGCCATGATTCATCATCCCGCTTCTTCCTTGCTTTGTCCTGCTCTACCTTAATGACATCTCGCATATCAAACACTTTGCTATACAAAGCTCCCATCTCTTTAGGAGCGCCGTACACCATCGCTTCTCGTATCTCAGTCTCCAACAGCGCCATCTGGTCTTGAGCCATGACCCGCTTAAGGGCGGCCTCCATTAGGTTGGCATCAGGGTCGTAGACTGATTTGCTCTTCTCTTCCTCTTCCCTTATGTGGTCGGCAAGCTGTTCTTGCAGTTTGAAAAATTGGGATAGCTGGACAACGATGTCTGCCATGACTTGGGTTTCGTCAACGGCAACGTAGGCTTCTTTCTTTTTTGCCACAGGCTTGGCTTGGGCGGCTGGAGCGGAACCGAAGAGCTTTGCCCAGAATCCTCTGACTGCTTTGACATCTGAAGCAACTTCATCAACAGTCTTCTTAATCTCCATGAAAGACGTTTTAGCGTCTTTGTACAGCTTGCACCCCTGCTTAATAGCAGCGACACAGGCATTGGCGGCGAAGAGGATGCTGAGTGGGTCAATTTTGCTCTACCTAAATTCAGGGCCACCAGACCACAAAACCAACGATCTGCGCACACCTTTTGTGACTGGAGTAACACGGTGTAGTGTGTATGATGGAAAAAACCACGCCCTACCTTTTTTAGTTTCAAGCGTTGAAATCTGATCGTTACATGTTTTAACTTGCAATTCTCCACCTTCAAATTCAGACGGGTCTGAAAGCAACATTGCTATTGAAAGTTTTCTTGGTACGCTTTTATCTTGAGGGCTGGCGTCAATATGCCAATCATAATGACCGCTGTCGTGCGCACTATAAAGGCCAAGCTGCATAGGCTCATAAAAACCAGTCAAGTCAAAACGAAAAAAGTTCCTGTTAATCTCCGCTGTAGCATGAGCAAATTTGGCCCAAATATCAAGCAATTCAGGCTTTGCTCCCAACCAAGCAAGCTGTGTGGTTCTTATATCTTTGCTTAATATATTTTCCCCGGTAGAACCACCAACGCACCCATCTTTGGTGTTTAGCCACTCTGGTTGAGCCAGCAATAAATTAACCTCATCAGGAGTTAAGAAGTTTTCCCAATAAGCCGTGTAATCTTTTCCTGATGAATTGGCTGGCGGTATTTGAAAAATCATTTTGTCTCCATAAAAAGTGTCCTGTTTTTTTCGTAACTTACAGGCGTTCTGGTTTCAGCATCACCTGCCTGCCCAACGTGCGCACCATTTTTTCTGACATAGTGAAGAAACACTTGGCCTGAATAGTAGTCAGTTGGCCCATTACAGATTTCTCGCCAATGCTCAACATCACAACCCCTGTAAACAATACCGTCACCTTCTGCCATGTCGTAACGATTGCCGCCCATATAAATGGGCCACGCATAGTGATGGGATCTTCCAAGCTGGATGGTAACGCTTACTTCACAAGCAGGGCGGTCTGAGTGTTTTAGTAGTTCATCCCCGTTGCTGTAAAGCCTTGCATATGCGTATGTAGGTAACAACTCTTCACCCACTATTGCCTCAATGGTAGGCCACAGCCTTTCTTGTAGCGTTTCAAACATTACCTCGTGGTCAAGAATGGCTTTGGCATTTGGTATTTGTGAATCTCCTTTTTTGCCATCCATACCTGCTTGGCGCATTAGTACGTGCGTAAAAAAAAGACAAAACTCAACAGGCAACAGTTTTGTTAAATGCACTGCCCCATGAGTGTTTAATATTTGTTTTGGAGAATTCAAATTACCCGCCTACAAAATAAATTATTTTTCAACCATGAAAACGGCTACTACATTCTCTGGGACAACGATCTGAGCCTCTGAGCCGTTTTTAATTCTTGCATAATTTCTTTCGGAGATAGACACTCCGTTGCAAGCAACTGAGCCGCCCAAGCACAGTAAATAAGTTTCTTTTGATGATCCAACTACTGTTTTTGTTATGGGCGCGTTTAAAAGTTCAAAGTTAAATTCTTTTTGTCGCTGATTATTATTGATACATACCCACGATGCCCCGTCGCTTCCCGCACGATATTCAACTAAACCATCGGTGATTGACTGTAGATCAACTAATTTTTGTTCATTGCACTCAAACAACGAACCACTGCTAGATGTAACAGTTGCCGATCCCTGATAAACATAAACAGATAAATTGCGCTGACCGACCTCAGAATAATTCCCAGAAAAACTTTCATTAGCATTCATCATGCCATAGCAAATAGAAAATGCTCTGCACGAAATAAAACTATGAACAATCATATGTTTACCTCATTTGGGAAAGAAGTTTTCAACAAATCTTCTACGGCGTATGTTTTTTCTTGACCAACAAAAGATTTAAGACTGTTTATTAGTTGTTGGTTTTGCACAAAAGATTCTTTTATTTTTTGCTGTTCAGCCATATGAATTCCTGCATGACCAATTCTTTTAATCAACTCTTCTGCGTCCGTTATATCAGGCCACATTGTCATTGGCTGATAAGCATATGCAGTATATGCAGATGGGTCTGAAGATGCTGTTTCATCTGACGCATAAGACACAATCAATGAATGCGACTCTTCATCGTACCCAACAATTTTCATTTTTAATGTTTGCATAAAAGCTCCTTTAAGATACGTTTCCTTGCCTTGTACCCGTAGCAGGCCAAGTTACAAATGGATTCCCAACAAGATAAGAGCCAGTTGCGCCACCACCACCACCGGGCGTTAACGTTACACCTTGCCCACCACCCTTAGTACCCGCTGCTCCTGCCGATCCTCCGGCTCCTCTGCCCCCGCCAGTGCCGCCGCCGCCGCCTATGGCAACATTACCGCCAGTGGCTCTAGGAGCGCCCCCACCGCCACCGCTAGAAGATGGCCCGGGGGAGCCGGGGTTTCCGGGAAGTGAATTGGCTGGAGGTGAAACTGGGGCCGCAGTGCCTCCTGTCCCTCCCGGGCCGTTGTTTGTTCCTGCGCCACCACCGCCGCCAGAGCCAGCCGCATTAGATGGAGCTTTTGGATTGTCATACGCAGCAGCGCCGCCACCGCCACCGCCACCGCCGCCCGATGCAATAGTGCCATTATTGGTTATAACAGTAGGTCGGTTAATGTAGATGGCGTTGCCACCGCCGCCACCGCCACTACCCGGCGTAGCAGAGTTTTGAGGATTGGTTGCATTTCCACCATTACCACCACCACCGCCCATACCCTGAATCACGCCGTTGTTCACAATGGTCACTGTATCCGTTGGGCTAAATGCCGACGGCACAAGCATAGCGTAAGTGCCTGTTGATGAGCTACCCACAGTCCCCGGAACAGTAACAGTTAAATCTGAAACACCTGAAATATACGAGCCACCACGGTTTGTGTAAACATCATAGTTGTTGCCTGATGCCGTCAATGCAATGGCAACTCTATTTGATTTTCCATAAAAGTTAGACAGCGAAATTTGTCCTGAGGGAACACCAGCCAATGTGCGATATGTAGCTTGATTAATGTTTGCAGTAGTCGTCCCGGGCTGTCCAAGCTCTACGTTAATTGCATTAAAAGATATAGGGCCTGATGCGGGTAACGTCATTATTTACTCCTTATGGTGTTCCGTATGCGGTAATGTTTGCCAACACAATAAGATTACCAGACGAATCTAGTGACGCCACATCTGTTCCGTTGTAGTTGAAAAAAAGTTTTGCGCCTGTTGGAGTCACATTCCAACCGCCGGTATTTAATATTTTTGTTGCGTTGGTTGCATTCGTTGCGTTGGTTGCGTTGGTTGCGTTTGTAACCGCAGTGGCTCCAATTTGACTAACAATGTCTGCCGCGCTCGCTACGGTAACTGCCCCTGTACCCGCACCTTTTAACAAAGCGCCGGACGTAAATGATGTAGCGCCAGTACCGCCACTTGGTACGCTCAAAGTCCCTGTCAAACCGGCTGCTTTAGTTTCGTAAAAGTTTGTACCATCCGACCACACCATAACCTTGTCGCCGTTCAGAATTGCTACGCCTGTACCCGCTGCCGTTGTGTTACCAATGACCGTAGAGTTGTAAATCGTTATGGTGTAGCCAGAGTTGTTCCAGATGATGTACTGCTTAGATGCAGGCGGGGCGTAGATAGCCGTTGCCGCAGATGCGCTGTTGAATTTTAAAATGGCGTATACAGACTGATTCAAGTTGGCTGTAGACGTTGGCCCGTTTACATAAGTCAGAGCCTGTGCAGTAGAAGTAACTGTGACCGCCTGATACCCCGCTATTGCCGAGTCAAAAATGTAGGCAAAGTTGTTGTCAGTAGTGGTTCCCCATGTACCGGCTTGGTCGCCCGAGCCAATAAGCTCGACTCGCAGATTGCTTGAATATGTGCTGCTCATTTAATTTCCTTTGCGAGTTTGTCAACTTTTAAGTCAAGTGCTTTTATGGCTTCAATTAAAAGGGGGACTAACTTTTCATACCGTACAGTGAGATATTTATCGTCAATTGGGGCCGGAACAACCACTTGTGGCATTACAACTTGTACAGATTGCGCGGTCACGCCTACCTCAACAATTGACGCATCATAACCAAGAGAAACAGCTATTTCATTGGCGTGGTACAGCATTGTTTTGATTGCATGAACTTTACTCAGCGGGTCTTCAATGTCACCTATCTTGGTTTTTAGTCGCTCATCTGAGTAATATGCCGTGATATTGTTGGTCGCCCGAATTTCACCGGCAGTTGCAGATCCAGCAGTTCCAACACCAATAGAATTGAATTGCGAGTTTTGTGAGGTGCTGGTAAATGTTGCCGCAGAACCTGAAGCGTTACCGGTCAATGACGCAGTAATTGTTCCTGCACTGAAGTTTCCTGAAGCATCCCGGGCAACAATTGCGCTGGCAGTGTTTGCTGATGTTGCTGTAGTAGCTGAGTTACTGACTTTTGCTGCTGTAGAAATTGTTGCCAGCTTGGTGTCCACGATGCCAGCAGAGGCGCTAATGTCTGCGTCAACAATCACGCCAGCAGCAATTGCAGTTGCATTTCCGACGGATGTTACATCCCCCGTCAAGTTGGCATTAGTCACAACTGTAGTTGCATTACCTACGGAAGTCACCATACCTGTCAAATTGGCATTGGTAGCGTCATTTCCGTTAAGTTTCTGGATTGCTTGAAGGATAGAATCTGTAGCTGCTACAGTACCGGCTCCAGACACGTAACCTGTCAAAACTTTTGCAATAACAGGAGCATTAGTTAGGGTCGTCGCATTCCCAACGGATGTTACATCTCCCGTCAAGTTGGCATTTGTGGTGACGTTACCAGCCGTTAAACTTGAAGCAGTGCCTGTAATATTTGTTCCAACGAATGCCGCAGGTGTTCCCAAAGCAGTAGCATTTCCAGAAGCATCAAGATTGACTGATTTACTGGAAGGGTAGGTAACAAATACGTCTTTTGTTCCCGCTGAAAAACTTAACGCGGAAGGTTGTGTTCCAGAACTGTTTGACAGCACCGTTGTTCTGGCTAAGGTTGTACCTGACAAGGTGTATGTACCAATCCCAACCTCCCACTCAGATGTAGATTGACCAGCAATGGTGTAGAAGGTGGTGTTGGTATTACCGATAACAGCAAAAGACTGGAACCCAGCAGACGCCCCAAGAAGCGTCACTGTCCCCGTACCAGCCGTGGTAGTTGTTTCTTTTACGCGATCCGCAAGTACGAGTGCCATAAGTGTCCTTAATCCGTCTCAACCAAAGCCCAGTTAGATGTCTCCGCGTTGTTTACCAATGCCCAGTTAGATGTCTCCGCATTATTTACTAAAATCCAATATACGGCAATTACATTTCCAGCAGAGCCAGCGGCCTGAACTCCAGACAAAGCCAAAGACCTTGGGCCAAGCCCGACCGTGCCAACACTACCCGCTGCTACGTTACCTGTTAACGCAAATTCTTTGCCCGGAGGCATTGTACTAACTGCCCCAGAAGCTTCTACACCAGACAAGGCAATGGAAAGTTCAGAAGATACCGTGCCAACTTCACCAGAACCCGCTGCACCTGATACCGCTATAGACTGGCTTGGAGTCACAGACCCTAAAACACCTGAAGCCTCTACGCCCGAAATAGGGACGCCAACGCCGTTAACAACGCCAGCAGCCTCTACGCCTGTTAAAGCGATAGAACGCTCTGCTCCAACAGACCCAGCGCTTCCAACCGCCTCATCCCCAGTCAGCGCAACTGCCTTGCTGTGGACTACCGTGCCAACCTCTCCAGATGCAACTACGCCAGTAAGAGCAACCGAAATAGCAGGTTCCACTGCTCCAACAAACCCGCTTGCTACTGCGGTAGTAACTGCGTCCGACTCGTTATAGATCACCCCCCCAACAAGGCCAGATGCCTCTACACCTGACAGAGCAAGTGATGTATTTCCGCGAGCAACAGTTCCAACATCTCCAGACGCAAACACGCCCGTCAGGGCAACGACGACTACGTTATCGCCAAGCGCAGCAAACGGAGCCTGTGCAAATGCGGATATACCAAACATGGTCTACGGCTTACGCCGCCTCCGCTTAAGTTGTTGCCAAACGAATTAACGCCGCTGATGTAGTGTTTGCTGGCATCGTCAACGTAAAAGTGCCTGCCGTGATGGTCTGTGAACCAAACGTGTGGACACTGATAGCTTTGTTGCTTTGAGTTGAGTTATAAATTAACACAGCATCAAAAGCCGTTGCCAACGTCACTGTGGTGTAAACAATGGATGCAGAAGGCGTGAAAAACGCCACACCAGCAGTTGCCGAAGCGTTGGTCGAAGTTGGAGCCGTAGCATTCGTTACCGTGACACCGCCAGCCGTGTAGTTTGTACCAGAGACTTCGTTGCTTGCTGAGTAAACTGTGGTAGACGCATTGACCGTAGCCGATGCCAAGTACAAAGCCGCTTTAAGCGTGTCTGTAGTGGGGGCAGTCAAGCTGGTGCGTGAGACGAGCGTTGCAGTACCAAGTTGATGCTCACCAAGCATAAGCTGGCTCATAAAAGAAGTACACATTGATTGAGTGTTTGCCATGATAGTTCCTTAAAAAGATGCCACTGAGCTAGTGAGCGTTACGGTTTTCTTCAGTCGAACATGCGCGGATCGGTGTACAAGTTCTTCGTCCAGCCAATACTCAACCCATGAGGTTGTTTCGTTGTCATTATCGACTGTACCCTCCCGCTTTTCAAGCAGAGATTCGTCCATGTCGCCTTTGGTTGTGGTTACAAGTGCCATTACACAATCCTTATGAGTGCTGACGTGCTGGTGTTAGCAGGCATCGTCACGGTGAAAGTTAAAGTTGAAGTTTT